AACATAGTCAACATTTGTGCTAATTTAGGTGACATTTTCATATCAGCTTCTCTGCACGCGATTACTTCTGCAAGTAGATCTTTATTCTTTAAGTAGGTGGTTTTCTTTTTAACCACTGGCTTTTTTTGTTTTTCTTTTGCCATTTTTTATCTCCAATTGTATCCACTATATATCACTTTTCAAACCTTGTCAACCATCATAAATATGAATAACAACAATTAAGGAAATATTTATGTCCGCTGATAAAATAGAAAATCCATTTAAAGTAAGACTTACTGCACCCAGTCAGGGCGGACTTACTGTAAGTTTTGATGCCTCACCTAATATATCTGAAAATAGAAATGTGAACTATGCTTCCTTAGAACCACTACATGCACCTGGTCAGATACAAGTATATAAAAACACTTCTTCCCGTAATTTCCAAATATCAGATGTACGAATATTATCAAGAACCACCGAAGAAGCCGATAGTAGTTTAAGGAAATTGTGGACATTAAGATCATGGTGTATGCCAAGATTTGGTAAAAGTTCAACATTAACAAATTTACAGCGTGATGAACGTGATTTTCAAAGAAATCTTTCAGAAGCAGACGTTGCCGCCTTGGGGGATGACGTGGGTGTTGAACTCTTAGGCGCACCACCACCAATATTATATCTTAGTGCATATTCAAAAACTATAGGTTCATCAGGAAGAAAAATCGGCGAAAACATTTCTAATGTTTGGCAAGTTGCCCAACACATTAATCGTGTACCTGTCGTAATACAACAACTTACCATACCATATCCAAACGATATTGATTATGTAACAACTACATCTGGGGTACCAATGCCGATAATGATGAACCTTGATTTGGCGTTGGTAGAAACACATTCGCCTAATAGTTATGAAAATTTTAATTTATCGGCATTTAAACAAGGAATATTACAAGGATTTTAATCATGGCATTTAAAATTGACAACGTAGGCAATAACTCAACAGAAAGTCGTAATTCGCGCTACGTGCAGGGCGGATTGACTGATATATATAAGACACGGCTAGGTTGGTGGGAAAGGCGCATATTAGAAAAACAAGATAATGATATTGTTACTACAGTATTAGATCGAGAAGTAGCACGCGCAGACTTAATATCATTTAGAATATATGGAAAAGCAACATATGCATGGCTGGTTTTACAATATAACAATATTGTAGATCCAGAAACCGAACTCGTTAAGGATAAATCCTTACGGTTACCATCACAGCAACGCCTAATATTAGATATAATTACAAAACCAGAAGGCGGAAAACCCGTAACATAATAAAGAGAGAATAATGTCAAATCCAAAAAATGAACTTGGAAAGTTTAGGTCCTATTCATATCACCACATTCTTATGGTATGCAATAATACACAAGCAGCAGAGGAACTAACCAGAACGAGTGAAATAACTGCATTTCAAAAACCAATTATAGGTAAACGGTTTGAGCCAAGACAGATCGGCAACGATGAAAAGAATAAATATGTAACCCTTATAGATGGTACCAGCGACGCTTTATTTTATATAACAGAAGCATCATGGGAAAATATAATTGCCATGGAAGATTATATAGGCGAGGGCAACATTCCACAATCAACGTCTATGTCATTAGAAGGTGAGCTGGAAATAATAGAACCACTTGGCGCAAATTTTCTTAATGTGTTAGTAAATGTATGCGATGCATTAGATACTGATCCGGTTGGATTGTTGTTTGTATTAAAAACCATTTTCGTTGGTCACAACGATGATGGTGGAACAGAAATGATATCAAACATAAAACCATTATTGTTTATTAACTATGACCTAACAGCTATTTTTGACAGTTCTGGTTCTAAATATAGAATGATGTTTGTAGGGGCAGTTAATGGATTTGGTAAACTACCACAAACACAGCAAATAGTAAATGGCTTTCAATTTAAAATGAATCCTGCTGACAGTTTAGCTGAAACTTTTAATAAACTTGGCGATGCTATCGATAAGGCATATCTGAGTTTTGAACAAAAGGCAAAATCTGATTATGCAAAAGTAATATATGATGCTTCAAAAAAAGAAGGACAATTATTAGATGCAGTTGGTAGTGCTGTACAATCAGCAAGTTTCTTTGATGATAATTATCGTAAAGTAAAATATAAAATATTTGCAAATGATTATACGGATACAAAATATAAAGCTGGCGATAATAGTAACGTTCGTATAGCGAATATAAAAGATGATGGGTCGTATAATTTTGGATTAAATATTGGAATAGAATCAATAATTAAAAAAATAATGGCATCTTCTGTGGGAGTGTTAGACGATGGCAAGACCAACGAAGAAGGTAAAAGATTTGTATATAAAATTTCATCAGGTTTAAATTCAACCGACGATGAAATTATTGTAGAATATTATATCAATAAATACGAAATGCTAATGTTGCCATACGAGGCTGCATATGAAGGTAAAGAATTTAAACCAACTGATGGGCAATTTATAGAATTTGATTATATATTTACCGGGAAAAATGTTGACATTAAAGAATTTGACATTAAAATGGAAATGGGTATGGCGTTTTTTCAAATTGCCGCTACTACAGATTCATATTCAACACAAGAAACGGTAGATCAAGGCACCATATCACAAACCGCACCATTAGGTGGCTCAACTTCTGTTGCATCAAATAATAAAAAGAACAGGAAAAAAACGCCGCTTTTTCTTGGTTCTAAACTGTCAGCACAAATTACACGTAATACCAGAAACCCGGTAGATAGCGCCACTTTTCAAACATTAATAAACCGTCAGGCTGCATTAGAAAGCATAGAAGCTAGAATGACAATATATGGTAATCCATTATTACTAGGTGAAATGCAAGTATTGCCAAGTGATCTCATTAATAAGCAACTCGATAAACAAATTGCAGCAGCAGACAAACCAAAAAAAGATACTACCATAAATCCAAGATGGTTAAAAACACCAACATTAGTTAAAGTAAACGTAAAAATGCCAGTTGATACTAATGACGTTAATACAGAATATAATGACTTCTGGTATACTGGATATTATACCTTATTTGCTGTTAAGCAAATATTTTCTGATGGGGAATTTTTACAAGAATTAGATATGGTAAGTCTTCCAGTATCTGACAAAATATTGGAAAGTACGGATAAGATAAAAATAGTAGAAACTAAAAAAGAACAGGACCAAGCGGTATACAAAGAAATTCAAAATATTTTTAACGTCGAGGGACCGCAGGATACTACCACCACTAAAAAAACAGATGCGGTGAAAAAAACAGTAAAGTCATCAGCTTCGCGCAGGCGCGGGCAACGTGAAAATAACAAAAAAAATGCCAAGAATAAGCAAGGATAACACATGCCATTCCATAATAAATTAGATAAAATAAAAAAAATATCTAAGGATAATGATGTATTTCAACAATTAACATTAGGTGAAGTTGTTGATACCAATGATCCGCAACAAATGGGTCGGGTACGTATCGCTTGTCCTTATTTTGGTGACGGCGAAGATACCACCATTGAAGACATCCCGTGGGCTACCCCAATCACACCATTAGCCGGTGTTACGGAAACAGCATCACGCGGACGTGGTGAAGATAAGACGGTTGGCGCTGTGGCATATGGAATGTTTAATGTACCAAAAGTTGGTTCGACTGTAATAGTTGCCTGTATCGAAGGCGATCCTATCTTTAGGGTGTATCTTGGAGGACTACATGATCAATTTTTGACACATACTTTACCCCATGGTAGATATACATATCAAAGCACTGCCGCTTCCGCTAACGCACCATCTGGCGATGAACCATCAGGCCCGCTTTCATCTTCCGAAGATCCAATATTACCACTATATGACAGTCAAACTGAATCCTTCACTAAGTCATCTTCAACCACTGGCCAGCAAGTTCCGCCCTCACGAAAAAGTTTTGAATACAGATCACGCGGCTCTGATAAAAGTGTGGCGGGATTGGAAAACGCTATTGTAAATTCAAATGATGTTATCTATAGTGGGTTACCGGATGACCGCGAAGAAAAATTTACAGAGGCAGATGGCAACAATATAGAAAATACGCAGGGGTATAATACCAGCAGAGTGGAAGAAGGATTAGTATCAAGCTTAACCGGACTTTTATATGATCCACAAGTATATTCATGGACTACCCCCGGATTTCATTCTATATCAATGTCGGATAATAGTGATAATTGCCGTATACGATTTAGATCTACACACGGTAGTCAAATTATATTAGATGATACAAATGAACGCATTTATGTTAGCACGGCAAACGGTAAAACATGGATAGAATTAGACGAAGCCGGAAATATAGATATCTACGGCGAACGTAATATTTCTATTCATGCAGAAAAGGACGTTAATATAACAGCCGGTGATACTTTCAGGGTTAAGGCAAAAAATGGTATCCACATGATATCCGAAGGCGAAATGCGCCTTCATACAAAAAATGGTAAAATGCATATAAAATCTGGTGATACTACTGAAATCCACAGTATCAACGACATGAGTATAACGGTATCAAATTTGATATTAAATGCTTTAAATAACGTTGATATTAAAGCAATTGGTGGTGTATTAGACTTAGAAGCAGGCGCAGATATTAATATTTTAGCTGGAACTACATTACAATTACAATCTGGAACTGGTACCAATATACTATCTGGCGGCAAAATATTGAATACTGGATCTGAAATACATTTTAACGGACCAGGTGCAGCACCGGCCTTTCCAGCCGAAGATACTGTGCCATCTAATACATTCGAAGCATGGTGGACAAACCGTGTGCCAGAACATGAACCATGGGGAAGAATAATGACTAAACCCACGGTAACCGACTTAAATTTAAACAATACCCATGCAGGATCAAGCGAATATGCCTATACTGATATTAATGTTGGTAGAATAGAACGTGGCTCGAATTTAGCACGTAATCCTAAATGGCATAGATAATTACTAAGATGTCCAAAAGATAAATATCATAAATTACTAGGATTACTTAAATGCCACAAACAAATTTATACAGAGGCTACGGTACATTTGAATTTCAAAGGAACAAATCTTTACGAATTACAGATGTAGAATTAGTCAAATTAGATATATTGAATCATATTTTCACGAAGCGTGGATCAAGGGTAATGATGCCTACTTTCGGTAGTATTATACCAGAACTTGCATTTGAACCATTAGACGAATCCCTTGCAGATGAAGTATATGCAGAACTAATAACTATATTTGAATTTGATCCAAGGGTTTCAGTAATTACATTAACAGTGGTACCAGATTTTGATAATCATTCAATATTCGCCATTGCAAGATTATTTTACATAGAATTAGATACGGTGGATGATTTTGAACTAAACATCCAATTTGAGGAATAACCAGTGGCACATGAAATTTCCAAAGCTGAAGCTTGGACGCGGGCACATGAAGTATTTACAAGAGTAAATTTTAACTCATTTGATTTTAATACAATCAAGGAAAGCTTATTGGATTATATGAAACTATATTTTCCAGAAGATTTTAACGATTATATAGAATCCAGTGAATTTATAGCGATTCTTGAATTATTTGCGTATGTCGGAGAACTTCTTGCCTACCGTTTAGATTTAAATGCACATGAAAACTTTATTACAACAGCAGAACGCAAAGAATCTATTCTTAGATTAGCTAAACTTATTTCATATAAAGCATCCAGAAACATCTCAGCGCGTGGATTAGTTAAAATTACAAGCATTAGAACTACCGAACAAGTAGTAGATTCCCAAGGTAGAAATATATCAAATATTAATATAACATGGAATGATTTAAATAATCCTGATTGGAAAGAACAGTTTCTTATAGTGATGAATCGTGTATTAGAACAAACATTTGGTACAGTAGCACCAAATGAACGAGTTCAAATAGAAGATGTTCTATTTGAATTATATACATGGAATAATCAAGCATTAAAGGGTACCGGAATAACAACATTTGATTATTCTGCTACATCTGCCGGTACTACTTTCCCCATGGAATTGGTACCAGTATCTCTTACTTCATTATCACCAGTGGAAAAAAGACCCGAAAGAAACGGCAAGTTTTCCCTATTATATGGTACAGATGGTCTTGGTGATGGCTCAGATACTACTGGATTCTTCCTTTTTACTAAACAAGGTACTTTACAATTACAAGAAAAATCATTTGATGGTGTAACCCCAAACCAGACATTTGATTTAACAATTGATAATATAAACGAAACAGATATATGGGTTAATAATGTAGCCCCCGATACCCGTGCAATATTAGAATTAGATCCATTTGCCAATATACTACCACATTTAAGTGATTCAGAAAGCAGATATGGTGAATGGGACGAAGTTGATCAGACCAATGCCCAAAATATAATATTCAATACTAGTAAAAATAGACAGAAATATGAAACGGAAACACTTGATTTAGACCAATTAAGGTTAATATTTGGTGATGGTGAATTTTCAGATATACCAAATGGCGAATTCGATATTTGGTATAGAACATCAGCTAATAGCAATAGTATTATACAAAAAACATCTACCGTTGATCAGTTGGCCTCGTTTATTTATTTGGATCTAACGAATACAGTTCAAACTTTTACTTTTACTTTTTCACTAATTAATTCGTTACAGAATGCATCTGTTTCAGAAAGTATTGATCATATTCGTCGTGTAGCACCTTCTGTTTATTACACGCAGGATAGAATGGTAAATGGCCGTGATTATAATTCCTTTATGCTACAAGATCCATCCATACTTAAATTAAAAGCAATTAATAGAACGTTTGCTGGCGATTCAAAATATATAACATGGCACGATCCTAAAGAATATTATGAAGATGTAAAAATATTTGGTGAAGACATGGCATTATATTGGGTTACTAATGATGTTGATTCTGGTGGATTAACAACAGAAAGTTCAGCCATAACATCGGCGGCAGTAATATCAAATTTAATAGAACCATTATTATGTAGTGCAGATTTTTATAATATAATGATTGAAGAATTTCAAAAAGTAGCCCCACCGCGACCTATTAGTGACCTACGTTGTGAATTTTCTGATACAGAAACTATAGAAATAGAAAATGCACTTGATTTTGCTTCAACATCAGCCAACCCTCGTGTGGACTTATGGTATTCTGCTGAACTTGACGTATGGACAGTAGATCAAAATACTACAATCGTTTCGCCAGCAATCGTTCCAGTTAGATCAATTTTTATGGTTCAGGTTGAAGCACAATTTACAGCAAGCACACAATCTGGTTGGACTACAAAATGGTCAACAAAACGCATGAACGCACAAAGTAAAACAACCAAATTTAGAAATACTAACACAACTACACGTGTTATAAACTTCGATACATTAAACTCTGACGACGATAATATAATTATATTGGGTGCCAATTTTAATGGTAGTATGAATACATTATTACAGGTAAACAAATATTATAACGTATTAGGACAGGAATTAGTAGAACAAAACCTACCAAATGCTGGCCTACCGGATGATAACAGACTTTCTGTTTTACCAACTGATACCAACGATGACGGTGTGCCAGATCAGCTAGAACAAGCAAATTTGTTGAATAGTAACGATACTTTTACCGTTAACGGCACCAATCAAACCGTTACATTTATTTTATCATCAATGTATTATATGAGAAATACCGAAGATGAAAGCGTAACCGTGAAAGTAGGCAACGTTGTATATCCATATAATTCTACCGCAATCACCGGAACATGGAGTTTACCAACAGGAACACAAAATGAATTAACTTCATTAGTATTAAATGGTTTTGTAAATGATACGGTTGAAATTAGTACCAAACAATATGTATATTTTAACAGAACATCAAACACCGCTGAATGGTTACCTGTTATAGATAATACTGGAAATCGGGCATTGTGGTTTAATGATTTATTAGAACCAGATTTTAATAAACGCATCTATAAGCGCGAATATGGTAGATATCCACTAAACTTTGCATGGTTCTATACGACACCAAGGTTTCACTTAGTTGATCCAGCAGCATCTAATATAATTGATATTTTCATCATTACTGCTGGATATTATCAAGGAATTACCAGATGGTTAGAAAATAAATCAGAAACCAAACCAGATCTGCCAACACCATTAGATTTACGCACAGCATATAATGAATTAATTAAAAGCGCAATGATATCTGATACTGTAATTCTACAACCCGGTAAATTTAAAATATTATTTGGAAGTCGTGCCATCCCAGAACTACAGACTATATTTAAAGTAATTCGCCCTACAAACAACAACTTAACAGATAATGAAGTTAAAGTTAGAATAGTTGATGTAATAAAGAAATTCTTTACTATTGCTGATTGGGATTTTGGTAGCACTTTCTTCTTCACTGAAATGGCGGCTTCTATACATGCGGAACTGGGTGGTGAAATAAATTCAGTCGTTCTTGTGCCATCCTTCACAACTGATCAGTTTGGTGATTTATTTCAGGTACAGGCGCGGGAAGATGAAATCTTCATTGCTGATATTTCAACTCAAGATATCGAAATCATTCAATCATTTACCCCTGAAAATATACGTCAATAACACGTTTTTTCTACAGATGTTCATAAGATAAATACTTGGAACAATCGGAGAATACTTAACTGTGGCAAATGGAAATAATAAATCAGATTATAATAAACCCTTTATGGACTTATTAAAATATCTACCGGAACCTTATCAGTCTGATGTAAATGTTAGTCTATTTAGTAACCTTTTTAACCGTTTCTTGACCAAACAAGAAATCGAAAAGGTATCCGGTTATATTGGTCGTGGGAACAAAAATGCCATAGTCTCTCGCCAAATCAAAGAAAAAACCGTACATCGTCAGGCTTTCCAACTACAACCTATTTTGAATGATAAAATTGGTACCATTGAACACATGGCATCATGGAAAGATATTCAAAACGAATTAGAACGGTTAGGCATAGATTTAGAAGATTTTGCCAATTGGGGCGCTGCTCAAAAATTTAATTGGATACCACCCATTGATTTAAACAAATTAGTAAACTATATAGATTATTATTGGGTAGATGCCAATAATACAGATCCACAATATATTACCATTCGTAGTCGTTGTGTTACCGCTATATCAAGGGTGAACTTCTGGAATACATTAATAACACAATATGGATCAACTTTCCCGATAGTTGATATACTTGAAATCGACGATACTTCCACGTTGCCAATATTTTCTATATTTAGAATGTTTGATAATAATAACATTATTGAAATATCTGGTGATGCTACAGATGATTTATCAACTAAAGATTTTTTCAATATAACAGGAACAACACAAGATGGTGTATATCAAATATCTTCAACTATCCCTCCATTCTACAACGGCGCTGATAA